AAATGGTCCTTGTTTCTGTACATTGTCAATAAACACCAGATAGATACGTCCTGTATCTGTACGTTCTTTTAGTATGCCGCCTTTGAATACATCCTCAGCGTTCATAACTTTTTTACGCAAGTCTGTACGCTTTTCATATTTTACATAAAGTTCTTCAAACAATGCTGTATTTTTATAAAATGCTTCATATAAGTCAGGCACTTCATTAGGATCAAAGAATGTTATGTCTTCTTTGTTCTTAAAGCGCCTCCAGAAGAAGGCTGAAAGTACCACTCCATAATCCATGTGTCGTACCCGAGTTTCTTCTGTTCCTTGGTTGTTTTTAAGAACAATAAGGTCATCAAACTGATGATGCCAGATGGGATAAAATACAGTAGCACTTGCATTACGAATACCTCCTTGACTGCATGAGCGTAAATCTCCAAACCACTTTTTCAAAAATGGTATCATACCAGTATGCATGATTTCGCCCCCGCGAATTGGGGAGCCCAGTGGGCGTAGTCGACCGATCTCCAGTCCAATCCCCGCACGTTTACTGGCATACTTGGCCATCATCTCTCCACTAGCAAAGATGCTATCCAAATCGTCGTCACTGCGGATGAGTACACAGGAACTGAACTGTTTAGTGGGAGTACCAAGACCAGCAAGCACTGGAGTGGCCAAAGTAAACAAACCATCTGAAGCGGCTTGGTAATACTCTTTAATATAACGCATACGGGCTGTATTAGGTTCTTCCTTATGGAAGACTGTAGCCGCGGCCACAATGTATCTAATTTGAGGTGTTTCATAAATTTCCTTTGTCGCACGATTGCGTACCAAATACTTTTCTATTAACTGTTCAATCGCCGCGTAACTATACTGTTCATCTTTTTCATGATCCAGCATGTCATTCATTTTGTTCCAGTCATCTTCTGAATACCAATTCAATAATTCTGGAGTGTATAATCCTACTTCAACATTCCGTTGCACAATAGAGAAAAGACTAGGAGGTGTATATGATCCATAAACATCTTTACGCAACATTGATAAACGGTGTTTACCTGCTACGTATTGATAGTTAACATGACCCACGTCTGGATTTTGTTCTACGTCAATAAGATCAACGATAGCACGTAGTGTGATCTCATCAATTTCTTTAGTTGTTATACCATCATAGAAGTGCGGTTGACTTTTGATCTCAATCATACTCTGACTAACGTCTGCAATACCTTGACAGACTTTTGTAATTTGCGCTTGCCACTTCTCAACCGCAAGTGATTCTTTATTACCGTTTCTTTTGATTACTATTATGTTATTCATGTTTTCGCTTCTTTGGGCTGACTATAATATGTACTTAATGTTTTTTAGAAAGTATTTAGTGACAAAAAAATACCGGCCAAAATCTATTCATAGTCAATGAATTAAGCGTGGTTTTAATGGGATTTTTCAATATTTTTATATTGAGATTTCTTATCACAAGTACATATAAAATTATATACGTATTTTTTGATTTTGTCTATAAGAACGATTAACCGATATTATAATATGATTCTGCTGTGTACGAGTAATTTAGTCGCCCGTCACTATTACTTAGTGTATTGGTATAGTAGATACCAATACTATTGATAGTTTGACCAGCTGCGCCAGTGTATATGTTGCTGTTTGCATCCAAGAACACCGCACTAAATGATAAATCAGTTGCTATTGTATTTCCTGCATCACTACCGGCAAAGTCGTACTCGTCACTAGATTCAATGTAGTATTGATCTATGTCTGCTGATATACTAATTGTTCCTTTACGAGTAAACAATGATATAGTCGTACTTTTAAACAGGTATTCTATTTCATATCTTATACTACCAGTCGGAACACCAAGATAGTCTGTGGATACTGGCAATCTACACAATTGAACAGCTGGATTTGCTTGAGATAGTGTTGTTCTTTTTATCCCGCTTGTTGTGTAAATTACATTGCCAGTTACTTCGGGAATATATGGAGTGGTTCCATTCGAAATAGTTTGAACAGCTAGGTCATCATTCCTGTCACTTTGTATATTACTACATGTATTATTAATCGTTTGAAAAAATACTTGAGGATATACTGCAAAATCGTTTCCTGCATTATTATTTCCAACATCAATCATTATACAATCTTTAACTAAATTATATTCGCCAAATGCAACGACTACAGCATTTTTACGAACTTTATAAAATTTAGTATTCATTATTTTTGTCTGACGTGGTCCGTATTGTTGACCTAACAAATTAGTATTTGTGATGCCAGTTCCTAAAAGGAATCCTGATTGACAATCGTTTATATAACAATTTTCAAAAATATTATTTAATATATCTTTTTGTAAAAATGCAGCTGTTGCTAAACTTTTAAATTTGATATTTTTAAATTTGTTATTTTCACAAGTGATCGAACTACTTACTGCATCCATGACAATTCCATTACTGGTACTGTTGTAAGTTGTATATCCGAAAGAGTTGCCTTCGAAACTAATGTTTTCAAATAAACTATCTCGTACAGCATTCATTTGAAATCCTGTGTTTAGACCTAAAGGCATCGATACAGTGAAATCTCGCATGTCAATGCCGCGAGGTTGTTCTGACGGCATTGTACTACTTAAATCGGCAGGATTTCCAATAGTACTAGTGTCATTTACAAATTGAAATACCGGGTCTGTAGAACCGGCTGTCGGATTAAAACTAAAAATAGTTTTGCCAAGTCCTGCACCTACAATAGTTGCATAACTTGGAATGTATAGTGTTCCAGTTATATAATATACGCCTGGAGCAAAATTTAGCGTATATCTAGTACTTGCACTAGCCGCAACAGCAGATGTAGTTCCTGCATCTACATAAGCATAATTATTAGGGTTTAAAAACAACTGATCAATTGCATTCTGTATAGCTGCTGTATCATCTGTTGAGCCGTCGCCTGCTATGCCAAAATCATTAGATGACACTTGGTCATCCATACGACTTTGAATAGGTCTAAAAGTAATAGTACCATCAACACCTGTACTGATTGTAGAATCGTTAGCGCGATATGCATATTGTAATAATTCTAATACATTACCTTCAGCTGAAAGGTCGTTAAGAGTTAGAAGTCTAGTGTTTCCTACAGCAGGAGCACCTTCTGCTACACTTCCGTTTCCGATAAAAAGCTCTTGCATATCGATAGCCCACGCTAGTTCACCGCTAGCCAACTGTGGTGGAACTCCAGTTCCTACTCCAAGTTTACCTCGACGTACTTGAATTCTTGCAATTTGATAAACAGCCATGAAAATATCCCTCTTATGTGATATTTATCAGTTTTGAGTACTAAATAAAAGTGCGAGTATCTGTTGACCAGCCAAGCTCAGCACCAGCTAATTGTGGTAAGTCAATTTGTAAACCTTTACGGTTTGTTATTTGGGAGATTTGTACAATAGCCAATTTAGTCGTCCTTGAATTCTATCCAGTATTTAGCTGGTTAGGCTTGTAGGATTCTTTCTATTTTCCAGCCCACACAATTTCCTGATATAGGTATAAATCCATGTAATAGGCGCGATTTAACTGTTGCTAACGATAATCTATGCTGGTTGCAGAATGTCTTAAGAGATCCAGCAAATTCGTAATTATCCCCGCTGGGCGATGTGGCTTTGAATATTTTAGCGTTGCCATTTTTAGCACCCGCTAGTCCCATCCCAGGAGACATATTTTTTTGACGAAGAGTTATTAAATTTTCTGCTAATTCTTTACCGTAAATTTCTTCGTAAGTAAGACCTTTTTTACCTGACGGAATACCTTTATTGTGAGCAGTCCTTCCTGTTACTGTGTCTGATAATTTTTTACCAGCTTGTGCAATACGGTTATCTGTATTTTTAGTAAGGCCTTTATTCCAAGGAATTATCCCCGAAACTCCGTCACCGCCATTAGTTTGATTGATAAGAATTCCTGTGCCAATATCTTTGCGTCCCCACCATTGTATTAAGCGCCTTTCTAATGCAAGGGCACCTATTTCTGTTAAGTTTGATTCTATAATGACAATTCTGTAATTATCTGGAATAGAAAAAGCATGAGAATCCCAAGCTCGCAAGCCAAAACCTTTGCCAATGTAATACGGCGTGCCTGCTTTGGCAGTTTGTGAGTCTGTATGTCTTACATAAGCATACACATAGTATTCAGATGGTAAGTTAAATTTCATACAAGTATTTAACCTTGTAACATATAATATTGTTCAAGGCGCTTCCACCATAGATCAACATACTTGTCGTAGTCACTACCGTCAAGAATAAATTCTTGATATACAGGAATACCGGCAAACGGGCCTGTAGCAGGCGGCTTAACGCACATTAATATCACGCCCTTGCGAATCTTAGTACCGTAGACTTCGTTGTGTGCCTCACTATACGCCACCAGTTGTAGATAATAATCCTCAATCCATTCTTCTTTCTTGGGTTTATTAGTTTGCTTGTAATCTAGGATAGCCTGTTCATTTAAATGTAAACCGCAAGCATCAGTAGTGCCGGCATATAATCCTGGAAAGTACAATGGAACTTCTACACCCCATACTTCGTTTACGTTGCATAGTCCTTGACTAATAACACATTCGGCCATTTTATGACTTTCTTGGCTAAATGGATTAGTGCCAGGTTGGCCTATAGAGCCTGTCTTAACATAATCTTCAAGCCACTTGTGCATGCGTGTTCCGCGATTAGCAGCTTCGGTAGTAATTTCTTGTGCTTTCTTTTCACCGACAGCACGGCGCCATGCCATTAATGCATCTTTTTCTTCTTGGGGTTTAGTTTTGTCTAAGATGGTAGTTACACTAGGTACTTTTGATCCATCCGGTGTCGCGTATAAGCGTTTGCCTTCTACACTTTCTCTGCTAATAGAAGTATAGGTATATCTTTCAGTTAATAAGGTCATAACTGATAGTATACACTAACTTTCTATTATTTCAAAGCCTTTTGAGTGGCACGTTTAGCCATTTTGCTAATTTCGTTACCTTTAGGTTCACCTTGCTCTGGTTTAGGTTCGTGCTTGTCAGTTTTAATAACAACGCCGTGTTCGTCAAAACGTGCTACTAGTTCTTTAAGAATTGGATCACTTTCCCAACGAGCAGCAAATCGATCGTAATCTATATCGGGAGATCCGTAATTTTGACCTGCGTTATTAAGCGCATCCCATGTCATTTGGGCTTCGGAATTTTGATTGTTTGCAGCACTTTGAAGAGCCCTTAGTGTAAGAACTAAGGGATCTATTGTCTCAAGAATTACTTTTTTTTTGATGCAAGTAACATGCCTAGTCGACGACTGTAGTCGACACTTTCACGTTTTTCTCTGCCTGAAACGCCTTCTGGTCCTGAACCCATGTCTGCGCCTGGAGGAACTTTTGGGCCTTCTTCTGGAGGCATCGCACCGCCTGGAGCTTCGCCGCCCATTGGAGGAGTACCAGCACCCATTGTTGGGGCTTCACCGCCTGATACGATTGCTAATGCGCCTTGGATACTTTGACGACTGCCTTCTAGTGTAGAATAAATTGCTTCTAATGCTGGTTTAACTGCGTCTGTATATTGTCTAGCGACATCACTGCCAAATGATTTTCCTATGGAATCTGTTAGTTCAAGAAGTTGTTCTGCTTTCATTTCAGCAGCATCTTCTAGCCAGCCTGTAACACGGTCGACCATGTCTTTAGTTGCCATAATAACTTCAGCTTTTTCTTCTTCGCCTTCTTTTAGATAAACAATGTGATTGGCCACTGACTCACGTAAGTCATAACGAGTTACTAGTTCTGCAGCTAATTCTTCTTCATCGCTTTCATCTAATTCAATACGCTTCATAGCACTGTTGATCCAACAAGTTGGAACACTGTACTGTTCAGCTTTTTCTTTTAATTTTTCGGCTTTTAATTTTTTGTGCATTTCGGCCTTGTGTTCTTCTTTATGATCGTGTTCTTCATCATCGCACTCACATGGATCACAATGACAATCTGGGCTTTTGCCTTCTTCACGTTCCATAATTTCTGTATTAATGCAATCAAGCATCACTCGAGTTTTTTGATAGTCTGGGCTTTCACTAATCGAACCGTAACTTTCGCTAACTTCAAATTGACTTAATTTGGTGCGTAGTTTATTACGTGCATCTTCAAGTTGCACATCTGTAAACTGTTCTAAATTTAATTTATATCCAAATTTCTTAGCAAGGCTTTCGTTAAGCTGTTTGCTAGTAACTGGCTTTGATAATTCTCTTAATTGCATGGTGATTTCCCTAAGCTCTTATTATATGTTATTTATGCAAAAGTGAACTTAAACATTCTGGAGATTTCAGATTTGTAATAGTCCGCCTTTTCTTGACTGTATTCTAATTTATTTAACAAGATCATGTATCTTGAAAATTCTTTAGCTTTTGTTATGTTTTCTTTATAAAGTTGATGGTCGCAATAAAATGCCCAATACCTATTGTCTAGTCTTTTAATTTCAAAAAACTTTTCTAATTTTGTGCTGTTGTAGGCTTTTGCGGCCATTATTGCACAGGTTTTTAGGTAAAATTGATTTATTAAATCTTTACTGTGCAGATCAAACAAGCCCCAGTTATCCGACGGCAATTTTATTATGCCGTAATTTTCATAAGTTATTGCACCATTGGCATGTACAACTATAGGCAGACTCTTTTTGAGATCTTCTTCAAAGTGAGCCGCAAGTTCTTTGATAACTTTTGGAGGTGTTTTGGATTTTTTAGTTTTTTTCATTGGCAACGATTGTAGGATCATTATTTCCTATCTTACTTACCAAACTCTTACGGATCATAGCCTGAACTCTGACTTGCTCGTGCTCGGTTAAACTACTAAGTTTTACAGGCCTCTTAAGTTTTTTAAGTAGCTCTGCTTCTTCGTTAGTAGTCCAAATTTCAAACTCTTGGATTAATTCGTTAATCTTCATCTTAGTCCAGCAATACGTAGCATGGCCGTGAGTTCTTCACTTTCACCTAGTGGGCGTTGAGCACGTTCAAAATCTTTATCTCGAACTTGATCAATAAAGTTATCAGTTGCATCACCACCGATATCATGGTTCCCGCTATGAATTGTATCGTGATGGCCTTCTTTGGTAGAACTTAGAGCTTGATAGTCTGCTGGGCTAACAATAACTTTTCCGCCGCCTTCTAGACCATGAATAGTTTGCCCGTTAGCAGAAATTTCAATGCGTCTGAAACCTTGGCTGTTTGCTTTTTCTTCAACTTCAGGTGTAATTTCAGTCCATAACTTACTAGCTTGTACTGGTGTAAGTCCATTGCCGCTTTTAATCATGGGTTTACCGTTTTGTACAGTAACAAAGTAAGGTGTACTACCAGCATCTTCGGATGTAGTTGAAGAAGTATCAGTATTAACTACAGCTCCAGGTTTAATTGCATTTGGATCCATAGTTGGCATAGTATATTGCCCAGGATGTTGTGCATCTGGAGTTAGTGACTTTGCATCAATTTCTTGTCCAGTTGATAGTTTAGCTTTGTCGCCACTTACAGCTGCTACAGTTACTCCGTCTTCGCCTAATACGTCTTTAATCTTCATTTATGTTCTCCGATGCTTAATTCTGCACTTGTTAGTTTATCTATATATTTACGCAATTTTTCGATTTGTCCTCGAGCTCTGAGTAGCTTGAAAGCTAGGTTTTCCACGCTTTGTTCACCGCCTGATTCTAGCCCTGCTTTACGAAGTCTTTTAAGCTCATCCATAACACTACGACATTGTGCGATATCATTAGTTCTCATGGCTAAATTGATCTTGCCTGCGTAGTTGCGGGCCTTGCTCTTAATTTCTTTTGGGTCTATTGTGGGTTCTTCGTGTACTGGCTCGTTGATCCACTTGTCATCTAGTACGCTGTAAATACCAGCTGAATGATGCGGTTGACTTGCGGGCTGTACATATAGTTCTACAGGAATGCCTTGTATATGCAATTCGTGTTGGCTATTATATAAATTCTTTTTGGCTGTGAATAATTCTTCACTTTCTAGCTTGTTCACAACCAAATGTAAATCTATATCGCTGTATTCACTATAGTTGTAACCAGCACTGCTTCCACTAAGGGTAACATCTTTTAGATATAATCTAGGAACATTTAGATATAAGGCAAAGTGACGTGCTATTTCTAATAGCTTATGGCGTATTTCTGCTCGTAGCTTATTGTTATCCCAGAGTACAGGATTAAGCTCGTGATGATGAGGATTAGGATCGATTAGTTCTTCTAAGTTCATTCAGTATTTAACTGAATTACAAGCCTAGAAACTTTAATATGCTAGGCAAGTTTGCGGCATGTATCCAACCTGTACCAGCTAGAAACGCCAGACCAGCCATGCTGTACATCATTACCTTGTTTTTTACTGTGTAGAGATCTTTTATTTTGCCAGCTAGTTCATCGTGCTGTTTGGTGGACTCTTCGCTCATTTCTTTGAGTTTGCTGGCTAACAGATCGCGTGTATTATCCAAACAGTCGTGCATTTCTTTGACGTCTAATTTAAGGTCGTCAATTTTTTCTTCAATTGCATGTACTTTGGTTTCAACTACAGCTACACGTTCAGGTAGTGTTGCCAGTTGTGATATTGCTTCAGTTTTAGCTATTGCTGTTCGGGCCATTATAGGCTCTCCAATGTTATAAGTCTTTTGCTCGCTCCGAGCCGGGCCTATTCTATGATTGGGTGTGATTAAAAAGTGCCTAGATAATGATTATTTGCCTACAACTTTATTTAGTTTAAATTACTTTTTAAAAAATGCTATGTTTTTGCCAAGATTTTGTGTAGTGAACACAGCATACTTTTGATCCATTAGTTCGTCTAATCCGCTGATATAGGGTACTAGGTGGAAATCTTGTTTAAGACTGCCTACCGGGTCTCCGTTATTTTCGTATAAGGCATCTCTATCAGTAGTGAAATCAAAACGCCAAAGACGAATTATTTCGTCTGTATCAAATCCTGCCAAATTGCCCTTAGTTTCAACTACTACCGGTGTTTGTGTATAAGTCACATTTGCACGAATGCCCAGTGTTTGAACTACAGTTTGAAAGTTCTGTTCTTTCCAACGTTCTATATCAGTAGTTGGCCGCTTGGTGTGGGTAATGTCCACCAGTGTGTATAGTTTATAGTTCATCTCTTCAACAACTTTCGAGTTAAGTCAATAACATCCTGTACTGTAGTAATATGTTCGTGGCTATCTTCTGGATACACAACATTAAGCCCGTCTTCTAGAGCTATAAGAATTTCTAATGCTTCTAAACTTTCAACACCGAGATCGTCTTTAAGCACTTTGTCCTCTGTAACTGCTTCGAGTTTTAAGTGTAATTCGTCTGCTATAATTTTTATAACTTGTTGTGTAATATCGTTCATGTTTTTCTATAATTTAATAGTTTAGCATCGTTATGGTCTAAAGGAGTATAATCTTTCTTAAAGAAAGCAAACCAGCGGTCTCTTCCAAAGCTGAACATTCCGTTTTTGGAAAATAACAAATCCCAAGCATCTTTTACTGTACGCCATTTCCATAACTGTTTGTCCCGATGTAGCATCTTAACAGCAAATTTTAATACAGTATACCAAAACACTATTGTAGCAAGAATCATAACACGATGCAACTTATTCGGTTTGCCGCCTATAGCTTGCCATACTAGCATACTGGTAGATTTATGTTCTACTTCTTCGATATTGTGCCAACGCCAAATATGTTCAAAGTGCGGATGCATCCTTCGATAAAAACTTCTATTAGTTAGGCCGTTGACCGCTAGTATAACAGTAATGTGCTCTTGGCATACAGTTACAGCTAGTCTAGTTTCTGCTGTAAGTTTACGGTTAGCCCAGCTGATAATCTTTACCACATCCTGTCTTAATTGTTCGGCTGGCAATCCTTGACGATCCAACCAATCGTTGTATTGTTTATGAGCATAACTGTGAAAATATTCTTGCTTGGCAAATTCATCAATTTCTTCTAGCAATGCTGTATCGGTAATTTGATCTTTGAATGCCTTAACCGAATGAACATAGAATCGTTCACCGTCAGGGAATGTAAGACTCATGGCATTAAACAAATGACTTTTGAAAGGACTGTTGTCGCACCAATAATAAGGTAACTCTTGATTCCAGTCTTGTTTTAATTGATAACTTGTAAACATATGATATTTATTTGATAAAAAAAGGACCCGAAGGTCCTTTGATTTAGTAGTATGTATTATGCTCCAGCGTATCCACCGTGATATGGATTGTACAAATACTTATTAGGCGCACCTAATAGTGCTGTACTGTTGCTCCATGCGTTAGTACTTGAAGTTGGATTGTACACTTGATTAGTCTTAGCTTGTCCCAGTAACCAAGTTTTTACAGCCGCCGGAGTAGCTGAGGGATTGGCCTGTAAGTACAACGCAACAACGCCTGTTACTTGAGGGGTTGCCATACTGGTTCCAGCTATCTTACAAGCATTATATGTATTTTGTTGTTGTGTACCAAACACATATTGGAAAGGACTAAAGCTGCTTACATTGCTAGTGCTTGATGTGATATCAGTTCCTGGACTGATAATATCACAGCCTGGACCACGCTCGCTGTAATAGGCCAATTGTTCTAGATAGCTATTTCCACTACGAACTGTTGCACTGTCACTAGCACTTACCCGAATAGTACCACTAGGACTTCCGCCTCTATGATAATAAATTGGTGTATTAGCTGTAGTAATTGTGTTGTTAAATGGTAGTGTGTAATAGTTATTATAGTCTGCTCCACCGCTTACATCGATCTTGTGTCCATAGTTACCAGCGGCTGCTACATAAACAATACCAGCTGCTTGGCCTTGAGCAATACGAGTTTCAGTAGCTGGATCAACAATACAGTGATCAGGACCCACCATGCCTTTACTAGACAAATATTGTGTATAACTGGCGTAGTTGGTAGTAGTGCCTTCGTAACTAATCTTGTTGATAACCTTTTGGCTAGGACGATTTGGATTATCACTGTAGTACCAAACATAACCCCAACTCATGTTAACTATTGTTGGGCGACCTGTGTAGTGTGGTCCAGCTGTGTTTTTTCTAATGTGCCAAGCACGAAGTAAATCAAATGCTGTATAAGCATCAAAGCTCTTTGCAGGGCCACTGGTGGTATTATCGAATATGCGCAGACTGTAAATGTTTGCACCTTTTGCAGCACCATAGGTTCGGCCTGCGGCTATGCCGGCCACATGCGTTCCGTGTTCGGCTTCACCATAGATGCTGTAGTCATAAAAACCTGTGGGCATTGTGCCTGCAACTCCAGCGCCAGCATACCAATCAAACCCAGTTTGTAGTCTTGCACCAAACTCCGGATGTCCTGATTGTACGCCATCGTCCATGATCACAATGTCAACACCAGTGCCATCACGATCAGCTGCATAGGTAGCACCTGGTGCGCTTTCTGTAGTTGATTGTGTAGCACGACGAAGTCCCCAGTTTACATTGTAAAAGTCTGGATTGGTAGCACGACGAGCAAAGTTGCCAGCTGTGTTGTTGTAAGCACGGGGAGTTTCTACTACATCAGGTGCAACTGTGTGCAAACGGATCGTGCGATCTGGTAGTTTTTTATGTATGTGTTCTACACGAGGATCTTGAGCGATTTCAGCCGCTTCATCGTCTTCTAGCATGTAGTGATACATAAGTTCGTTCAATGGAACAAGATCAGCAACCTCAGTTCCATTTGCAACTAACTCAGCGTGTAAGCTGTCAATATCTGCTTCGCTCTTAGCGACAATGACGTATTCTTGCATTATTTTTTACCGTATTTTGAATTTGCAATCGATGCTTTACGCTCAGCACTTAAAGGTTTTACTTTTAACAGTTGGTTACCAGTTAACCCCATCTGTGCGCGAATTGCAGCGTTTTTTTCTTTCATAGTGTCTAGTTTAGCCTGTGCTGTAGCACGGGCTAGTGTAATGCTACTTGGTGTTGGTGTTCTTGCCATTTTATTCTTCCTTAATTATAGATTATTTGGACTTACAAGACTGTAACCTGTAGATTCGCCTGCTAGTCGTCCTGGAGCAAATCCCCATCCAAGGTCATCACACACGGCAATACTCCATCCGTCACCGTTGCCGCCCCAGCCGCCTATTGCGTCAAAGGCATTTTGTAATGCACTGGCTAAGTCTGTTGGTGTTGCTCCTGGAGCTCCTTCACCGGCGCCAAAGCCTGTTGGATAAGTGTGGCCACCATCGCTATTATCGTTTGAAAAGTCTACATCGTATGCTGTTAACTCGTCACTAATACCAAATACAAAGTTACCAAAATCATTAGTTTCAGTGTAGAATGCATCTTTCCAAGTTGGAGCACTGAGATAATAAACTTCTGCTACTTTTTGTATAGCACGAACAATGTAAGAATAAAAACTATCAGCGTCGTTGTAAGCAACACGTACAATATTTCCACCAGTTACTGTGTTGCCAGTTGCGTACCAATCAACAGTAACACTGCTGTTAGTACTGGCCACAACAGTATACTCGCCATTGTACTGTCCGTGGTCCATGTCATAAACAAAGATTGTGTCGCCGACAGCGTAAGGAACACTAGCTTGTGGAGCAAACGTATAAGTTACTTGCTTACCATCAGCTGTGCCGCCTGTTACACTAATAGAACCGTCGCCGAAATCATTTTGATTAGTGTATAGATTATAAAAAATGCTAAAGGTAAAAAACTTTAGATTTCTTGTGCCAAACAAGCTGCTTGGACTAGCTTTTTGAGTGTTTACAGCAACTTCGCTTGCGTTGCTTTGATCGTATAAATTACCTGCGTATTGTGGCATGATTGTTCCTTAGAATTGTAGTAGGCCGAAGCTTTCTTGTAGTCTGAACAAAGTGAAATCGCTGCCGTTCAGATCGTTGTCGACTAGTACTTGTCTAATTGCATCTGATAAATTTAATGCACTTGCACAGTAACCAGTGTTACCTTGAATACTGATATTACAATAGCAAATATAATCGCCGGCTACACCTGAAAAGTCTGTATCGCCAAAATATCCACTACCTAATGGTAAGAACGGTTCTGCATCGTCTACGATGGCAAATGTAAAACAGTCATAGCCTAAGTCAGCATACACACTAGCTTCTAAACTAGTCAATGTTGCTGTGGCTGTACTGTTGTATTTGACATAAGTTGTTGTGCATTCTGTAACAAAGTGTTGATCAATTAGAACACAATCGTAACCAGATCCAACATTTTGAACTTCAACGGCATCACCTACATTAAATGGTGCAGCACCTTGAACAGTAGTAAATGTCAATGTAGCAGTAGTACCATCACCGCTAGCTGATGTAACATCGATAGCTGATGTAGGAGCTGTAGGTTTAATTGTATACCAGTTATCCTGTTGATTCAATGGACTACTAGATGAATTTTGTGGTAGGCCAACGTAGAACAATTCTGCTCCACCACCGCCACCGCCACGGATATCACCGTTGTGTTCGGTAGGGGCATCGATACCACCAATACCATCACCTTGTTGAATGGCTCGAACCATTTGATAGTACAAACTGTTGTTTTCAGCATAGTTAGCGGCTACACCTAAATCTTGGTTTACACATACTGTGTACCATGCTAGTTTACGTGTACCGAAGTTTGAGCTGGCTGCTGTTCTGCGGTAGTTAAGGGCGGTTGTGGTTACATTACCGTTTTCACTGCCGCCTTGATAAATTTGATCACCTGCGTATCGTGGCATTATTATCTCCTAAATGCGTTTCAAGTATTTATGTATCTTAGTCAACAAAAAAGGATCCTAAGATCCTTGATTGCTAATTTAGTAAAAAATTAAGGTGCGTCAGTTGGGTTCAAATATGACTGAGCATCAAATTCTGCTACTGTTTCATATTCTTGATAGTTAGGGTTATCACTCCAACCTGTATCGCCTTGGCTAGCGTTACCGCCAAAACCGCCATACATGTAAACTTGAGTTACTGTAATATCTTCTTGGCTACCACTTACTGTAAAGTCAACAGCAGTATTAATAGCATTTTGAATAGCTGTTACCAATTCTTCTGAACCAATTTGGTTACCACTGGCTGTATTTGTAAAATAGTTGTATGGATCAGTATCATTAACGCCTGTTAAGTCACCGTTGTCAAATGTATTCAAAAACACACCAACTGTCATACGACCGTGTACACTGCCTAGATAAGGTGCACCAACTACTGCGATCTCAGCTTGTGTCTGAATTGTTTGGATGATAGCATTTAGATAAGCCATGTTAACTGAACCATCTTCATTTTTAATTGCTAATTCACCAATAGACAACCAAATGATTCGGCGTGTTTGGAATCGTGTAAATGGCACGATTTGACGACGATAGTTAGCTGTTACTGTTGTATTATTTGCGACTTGGTCGCCATTATATCTTCCCATATTTCTCTCCTAATAGGTGATCACATTATATGATCGTTGTGTAGTATTTATACCAGCCAACAAAAAAGGACTCCAAGAGCCCTAGTTTGCTTCCCATCCCTTTGAGAATTAGTATTGATTAATACTCAGCGCCGTTAATTGTTAATGCAGCACCATTCAAGTATGCTGGTTCAACTGTAACACCGCTATCACCAGTTGCAGCACGAACTGCCGCTTGGATTGTACGAGCGTTAGTATTAGCTAGTGCAGCGTGTTGCTCATCAGCATTAGCACTTGCGGCTGTATCGATATAGATACCAACTACAAAAGCTGCCAATGTAGAGCTAACAGAAACGTTACCAACCATAGCAACTTCAGCTGACAATTGAACGCCGCTGATAGCTTTGTAAATTGCGCTGTCTGTTTGGAAGATTTGTGCTTCTGGAACTACAACATTTGAACTAGAATCATTGATTCCATAGTTGTCGCCAGTACCGTAAACATAAGCGTTATCGCCGCTGTCGTCAGTTACTGCTACTGAATTGTCTGTTGTACTTGTGTTAACTGTTAAGTTTTGAACAGCTAAGAAAGCAATTTGACGTGTGCCAAAATTGCTGAATGGTGCCATAGCACGACGATAGTTAGCCGCTACTAATGAATCACCTGTGATTAAATTACCTGAATATTGTGCCATTTTAGTTCTCCTCTATATGGTACGAGCCACACTCTGTAGCCCTTGTAATGTATTTAGTTCGAACTAAAAAAAGTCAGAAGATACAGTGTATTTTGGCCATTATATTTGGCCTTTACTTTCTTGTATACGCTTGATTCCACGCTTGAATTTGTTAGGATCTGAACTTTTTATTGAATTAATGAATCTGCGTTCTAGTTCGGCAGCTGTTTCTACATCGTAGTTTTCACGAATCATGTTTAAGAGATTGATGGCCCCGGCAATGATATTACTGCCTCTGCTTTCGATCATGAGTTCAGGATCTCTGCTGAGATTAACATCATTTAGTTCTTGTAAAATACTACGAGTTGTTTTTCTCATGTTGTTTCTCTTGTACACTATTTATTGAATTATACAGCCTAGTTTATGTTATATCAAATGGGTTGAGCGCAGGTATACATTCATATATCAGTAGAAACCATGATATTAGGGCTAAATAGTATTAGTAGAAACACCAAGTTTCTGCTATAATAGAATATTACACACACTTAAAAGGAGTCACACAATGACAAAACTATTAGAAAAACTCAAAAAGGTTTTTACTGAAAGCCAAATGGGCGGCTTAGAAGCTTATATCAATAGCAAAAAACCAACCAATGCAGCTGAAGTAGATTTTTACGCTCGCGAATATGATCAAAAACGCGGTAGTTATTCATGGTGGCGCGGATTATGAAACAGTTTTTTAAAGACTGCTGGGAAACGTTTAAACTTATCCAACAACTTCGCGCTGAAGCTGTACTCAAAGGCCAACATTGGGTGTAACATGACTAAAGCTATTGCAAATTTTGAAAAAAAATATGGTATTACAATAGCAATGTGGTCCGTAGTGGCTATAGTAGTTTATTTGCTTATAACACAGTAACATGCCGTATTCTACAGTTCGCAGGGTATTGCCACACGAATACCCTAAGTATCGTAAACACTTGAAATCGCTAGATGACGCTAGCAAATATCTTCGATTTGGTTATCAAATCAAAGACGAAATGTTAGATAGTCTTTGCGACAAATGGGCCGCTGAGCCAGATAAAAATATCTTGTTTGCTATTGAAAACGACGACTTAGACTTTATAGCTATTGGACACATAGCTGACCAAGAAGAACTTGAGTTAGCATTTAGTGTACTCAAAGGCTATCAAGGACAAGGTATGGGTAGCTTGCTTATGAAGCGTGTTATTCAATGGTGCCGCATACAGGGTAAGCTCAAGGGCTGTATGGTATGTTTAAGTACCAATGCTGCTATAAAACACCTGTGTTTAAAACATGGCATACATATCCACAGTGATCAAGGCGAAACGCTAGCAGATATAGAACTAGACCATCCAGACGTGCTTACTTATGTAAGTGAAGCCACAGATAGTAACTTAGCTGTAGTAGACTACTTGAGCAAACGCATTACAAAACCACTTGCTTTATTTCAATAAGGCATATATAATAGTACAATGTTGCAAGATATTGTAAACATACACACACAAGGAGAAAAATATGTTTAATCAAGCCATCGACGCCGTGCAAAGCGGTAAAAAAGTAATCGTTAACACATTTGTTAAAGACGAAGTAGTTCAAAAAGAACTAATCAATTTAATCGAAGCACAAACTAAGTTTTATCAAGGTTGGGTTGATACAACTCTTACACTTGCACAAACACTAGTTTCTAATTTCAAAGATACAGTTTACAAAGGAGCAAAATAATGAGCGATTATACTCCAAAACTACCAGAAGTAAAATTCTCGAAAAACGGCTATGAAATTCGTTCAGATGTTTTGGCTATGGCCAAAGATGCTGTTATGGAAGAATACCACATGAAGTTCAAGGGCTGGGAAATGTCCGTTGCTCGCGATGAGAAAACAGGTCAAGTTGTTAGCACAGTGGCCATGCCAGAGTTTCCAGGAATGGAAAAGATCATGGAGGCGGCTGAAAAGTTCTATGGGTTCGTCAATACGGGCACTAAGAAGTAAGCATAGCTTTATCGCTAGAATAGCGTAACATTCACTAGGGCCTACGGGCCCTTTTTATTTGCTCAAATTTGTCAACTATTTGTTGGGCTACCGCGTTGTATATATATATGCAGATAATAGTTGTCTGCATAACAACTAAAAAGGAAACTTTAAAATGAAATCACTATTAGCAATCGTAGCCACAGTATTCGCAATGTCAGCAATGGCCGCAGACGCTCCAAAAGCAGAAGTTAAGCCAGCCGCAAGTGTTACAGCTCCAGCCGCTCCTAACAAGAACGAAACTAAGCCTGTCAAAAGCAAAGCTCCAAAAGAGCACAAGAAAACTGACGCTAAAGTTGAAGTTAAAGCACCAGCCGCTAAGTAATCCCGAAGACACTCTAGTAGTAGATGACGATCTAGTACTAGGGCGTAACAGGCGTGCTAAAGAGTTTGGGAAGATTGTACATGAAAAGGAAATAGAACTTTCCGATTATGTAAAAATTAGACTAGCTCTAGCTAGGATGAAAGCGTTAGAAGCATATAAAAGAGCTCATGCCTAAAAAGCGTGGGCTTTTTTATTCTATAGAATCTTTGTCAAAGTAATTAGGATTACGCTTACCCCAGTTGCGCATAATCACAGCGGCACGGGCATTGGCTTCGTTTTCTTGTGGACTGCCTGTTGCGCCAGCATCATCATCTTCTAATTCTTTCTTTAAGTCTTGACTGTAGTGTACCAGTTCATGTGCCAGTGTACGGCAAACATCCATGATATGGCGATTCTTTACAGTAATAGTAATATGTTCAGCACCTGGCTGATATCCACCAAAACTATGATGCTGTAGGCTACGAGCATTATCAAAACGAAAGTCAAATTTTGGTAGTGTTTTAAGTTCTAAATCTTCCGCGGCAAAACGAATAAAATCCAATAGGCTCTTATAAGTATCTTTCTTTTCTAGGCTTTCAGTTAATAGTTCTTTTATCTTCATACTGTATTTACATAATCATGCTGTATGCCCAAAAATCTATGTCTGTATAAGCAGCTTTGGCCAAACCCATGTTATCCTTAGCATTTGTCTGTTGCTGAGTAGTTAAGTTTTCGTTTGGAGTAGTGTTGACATATGCACCAGTTCCACCTCCGCCAGCACTGCTAATAACGCCATTAAATATGGTTATGGTAGTTCCGTCAACTTTAACACCGCCTAATACTGTGGTACTGGCTGTGGGCAATTGGTAAGGCGTAAATGTAAATACTCCGCCTGAATAGGTTAGGCTTTCTGTTCCAGGACTATTAGTAGTTATACTTAAACTACCAGTTGTAATATAACCCGCATCATTGGTAAATGTGCTTACATTGGTAGGAGCGCCAGTCAGTTTACTATAGGCTAGGCTGGTGATCCAGGAAGGGTTAGCATAGCTTCCAGTGGTATACACACCGTTGGTAACTGTACCAGCATTACCACTTACACTACCTGTAATTGTGTTCGTTACTGTTAGATTAGTCAGTGTACCAACACTGGTTAAACTAGAGCTGGTAACACCACTGCCCAATGTGGTACTACTTAATACATCAGTTCCGTTTATTTTATAAGTTTTGCCGCTTGCTAGATCAAAATTTTCACTTGATGTCCAAGCTGTTGTGCTCAAGACCCAGTTTAATGTCTTATCAGTTGAGCCATGCAGTGTTATGCCGCCGCCATTAGCACCAGCATCACTGGCTGTGGCCGGACTAACGGGTTTTGCCAATTCAATATTCTTATCGGCAAATGTTGTAGTAGTGCTGTTAATAGTTTCTGTAGTACCATTAACTGTTAAATTACCACTAACAATCAAGTTGCCTGCGGCTGTTGTGTCTACTCCCGTTGATCCAATTGTAGTTAAGCTAGCAAGAGTAGCAACACTGGCTGTGATGTAACTGCTCAAATCTGGAGGAGTGTATTTGAATTTGCCAGTTGTATTGCTGTATGTTACACTGCCACTGCCGCTTGCAGCACCTGGTGTATCCATACTCAAACTTGTGAGTGTTATATAATTATAACCACTTAAAGTTGTTGCTGTTACATAATTGCTTAATGTACTAGTTAGACTGGTACTTGTTACATAACTACTCAGTGTACTAGTTAGACTAGTACTTGTTACATAGCTACTCAATGTACTAGTTAGACTGGTACTTGTTACATAACTACTCAGTGTACTAGTTAGACTAGTACTTGTTACATAGCTACTCAATGTACTAGTTAGACTAGTACTTGTTACATAGCTACTCAATGTACTAGTTAGACTAGTACTTGTTACATAGCTACTCAATGTACTAGTTAGACTAGTGCTTGTTACATAGCTACTAAGATCTGGTGGAGTGTAGGTAAACACTCCCGTGGTATTGCTATAACTGATTGCACCTGTACCACTGGCTGAATTAGGTGTGCCAGTGCTTAAACTGGTCAATGTGATGTAATTTAGTCCAGTTACATAAGTTCTTGTAGCAATAGTAGTAGTATCTACAGCAACAGTTACAGCACTTGATCCGTCAAAACTTGTACCAGTTAGTCCAGTACCAATCGTAAGTGCATTAGTAGTACTGGCTTTTATAGTTTTTCCAGTGTCACCTAATGTTAGTGTGACACCGTTAAGTTGGATAGTGGTATTGGTTAGATAACTATTATCAATAGTACTGCCATGCCACACACCGCTGGTAATTGTACCAACACTGGTTAAACTTGAGCCAGTTACTCCACTACCCAATGCTGTTGCACTTAGTACATCAGTGCCATTTATCTTGTAAGTCTTGCCGTTGGCTATATCAAAGTTTTCACTACTTGTCCAAGCAGTTGTGCTCAAGACCCAGTTTAATGTCTTGTCAGTTGTGCCGTGTAATGTAACGCCACCGCCATTAGCACCAGCATCACTGGCGGTGGATGGGCTGATTGGTTTTGCCAGCTCAATATTTTTATCAGCAAATGTTGTTGTGGTACTGTTAATAGTTTCTGTAGTACCATTAACTGTTAGATTGCCACTAACAATCAAATTACCATTAGCTGTGGTATCTACGCCGTTTGATCCAATTGATGTCAAACTGGTCAAGGCTGCGACTGAATTAGTAATATAGCCCTGACCAGTTACATAGGATTGAGTTGCATAGCTACTGAGATCTGGAGGAGTATATGTAAACACTCCAGTTGTATTGCTATAACTAATTGCGCCACCACCACTGGCTGCATTAGGTGTGCCAGTGCTTAAACTAGTTAAACTGATATAGTGGTAACCACTTAGTGTTGTACCAGTTACATAGCTACTCAGTGTGCTAGTTAAACTAGTACTAGTTACATAACTACTCAGTGTGCTAGTTAAACTAGTACTAGTTACATAACTACTCAGTGTACTTGATAAACTTGTGCTAGTTACATAACCGCTTAGATCCGGAGGAGTATATGTAAACACTCCAGTTGTATTGCTATAACTAATTGCGCCAGTGCCGCTGGGTGCATTAGGTGTGCCAGTACTTAAACTGGTTAAACTGATATAGTGGTAACCACTTAGCGTGGTACCAGTAACATAACTATTTAGGGTACTGGATAAACTGGTGCTTGTTACATAACTACTCAGTGTGCTGGATAAACTGGTACTTGTGACATAACTACTTAGGGTGCTTGATAAACTTGAACTGGTTACATAACCGCTCAAATCAGCTGGAGTAAATGTAAACACTCCATTTGTATAACTTAAACTTTCAGAGCCAGCACTAAGAGTTGTAATGCTAAGGCTTCCAGGAGCTAGATAATCAGTACCACTAGTTGCGGCACTAACACTGGTACCATTGCCTTTAAGCAAACCAGTTACAGTGGTCTGAATTGTAATTGCTGGAGTGGTATTGGCTGTGGCCACTGTGCCACTAAAACCGTTGGCATTAACTACACTAACAGCGGTAACTGTTCCGCTACTGGTTGCTCCGGTAGTTTGCCATGACAGATTACCCATGCCATCGCTAATTAGAACCTGTCCGTATATTCCGTCTGCAGCTGGGAAAGTATAATTAGGGAAACTAACAGTACCATCACTATTTAGGGTGACATTATTACTGCCGTTGATTAGGCTGTTTTCAGTAAGGGTTACAAGATTATAAGTGCTGCCGCTGTTCTGTGTAGCGGTAAAGAATAAGCGACCGTCGTAAGTGTTTAAGGCTAGTTCGCCCAGTTGTAAGTCTGAAGTTAACGGACTTTTCCCCGCAACTGCACTGCGTTTTAATTTAACGATATTTGCCGCATTTGCCATCTGGCATCCCTAATTTTTACACGCTATATAGCGAGGAACCCTACTCAATATGTATTGATGTAGTATTTATTAGTTTATAAGAATTAGGTTTAGACTAGAATTTTTTAATATTATTATGCGGAATTATCCACGGGAACATGTACTACACCTGTATTGCTGGTTCCGCCTGGACCAATCACTGTATAAGTAATATCGTAAACATCTTCTCCACTACCAGGCTCTGTAGCTGAAAATGATATATATATGCCGTTAGATACAGCCGAGCCGTCACCGCCAGCACCTTGCGTTTGTACTACAGAAATAATGGTCAAATTAGTAAAAGTTCCGGTGACATAACCGCTAACATCAATTTGTGTGCTAGACTGATCTCCGTAGTAAGGACCTACAGTAAAGTCACCTGTAATCACAGGAGCACTTACACCCGTAGAATAACCATTCAAAGTCACACCAGCATTAATAGTTACGCCTGGATTTATTGAAAGTAAGGGAGCTGACATTAATATGTACCGCCGTCTAAATCAGCCCAGACTGGAACTCCGCCTTGTTGCATCAACACTTGTCCGTCTGTGCCTGCATTAAGTTTGCTCAGTGTGTTTGTAGCACTGGCATATATGATATCACCCTTGGCATAACTTGTTAAGCCAGTACCACCGTATCCGCTACCAATTGTGTCTGCATGCCATGTACCAGTTGTAACTGTACCCAGTGTATTAATACTCGACTGACCCACATAGGTACTGGCAATATCAATACTGTGTGTGTTGACTGTAATTCTATCGGTTGTTCCGCCGACAGTGATAACACCTGCACTGTAACTTAAACCGTCACCTGCAACTGTACTTGCAAGTTCAAGTGCATTGCCCATGCCACTTGTATCTAAACCGTAACCCGCATTTACACTGAAACTGTTACCACTTAGATTTAATCCAGCACCAGCAACGTAAGTTCCAGCACCAGCAAACTGTTTGAATGTAACAGCATCTGAACCAACTGAAGCCAGTGTTTGATCTGTTTGTACCCAACCTGTAGATCCACCTAATGTACCGTGTTCAACAAATACGAAATCACCGCCGGTAATATCGATTGGTTTGTCAAAGTCAGTGGCTCTAGTAAGATTTGTTCCGCCAGTGTGCCAAACATACACACCATTATAAGCTGTTGTGGTTTCATTCTTAACCAAGATCCTATCTAGATCTTGTAGTGTATAGTTGTCAATTACAGTTAGCGGTGTTGCTAGGGTAATGTAAGCACCAACTCCACTTGTGCCATTGTTATAACTTACAGTACCGCCACTTAATACGGCCAATGTATCATTGGTAGCAACTTGTGCTGGATCATGTATATGTAGGCCTTGAGCCACACTGTCAACATACAACTTGTTGGCTGCATCATAATCGGCTGTTGGTGTTGTTACATTAGTAATCTTACCTGCAACATTCAAGTTGCCGTCAGCACCAAATGTATATGTGTACTGGGTTGTACCGTCGCTAGCTGTAGTATTAATAACTACTTCCTGAGTACCGTGTCCTAGCTTACCTGAAATGTCGTTGGTAGCAATGACCAAATTGCCCACATCAACTTCTGTTAATCCAGTTAGTGTTGAATCTAGATTAATTGTCTTTGCAGCGCCGCCATTATATGTAGTGCCTGAATCAAAGTTTAAGTTTGTGCCAACTGTTAAATCATCTAAATAACTACCTAAACTAATACCACTGATCGTACTGTTTGTTAATCTATCATTGCCAATACTGCCACTGGTAATAGTAGCATTACCCATGGTAACTGTAAAGTATGTGCTGTCAAAGCTGGCAAGACCTAGTGTTGTTGTAGTGGCCGCATCAACCGTTGTGGTAACTGTTTGGTTACTGACTTCGACTTTAACTGGACCTGTGTCACCGGCAAATGTCAATGCTTGACTTAGCAGCTGTAGTGTGCTGGTTGTGCTAGCATCACCGTTAATTGTAAGTGTAGTGCTTACCCAGCTGAGTGTACCACTGCCTGTGGCATCAGTTAAAATGTAGTAGTCGTTACCAGATCCAGCACCAGCGGCTGGGAAGGTGTATGCAGCATTGTTAAATGCTGTACTTCCGTCTGTGTTGAATTCCCAGTTGTGTATTGTACTACCATCTGGGCTAGTGTTGATATTAACACTACCGCTTGTACTGGTTGAACTAACGGCTGCGCCGCTTAATTTCAAACTACCAACATCAACCTCAGTTAGGCCAGTTAATGTTGTATCTAAATTAATAGTAACAGCGCCAGTTGTAGCACTGCTTGTGGTATTTAAGTTTGTGCCAGCTGTGATACTATCAACAATAGCTGTCCAACTTACATTGCCAGATCCATCTGTTACCAGTGCATATCCACTTGTACCATCCACTTGTGGTAGTGTATAACCACCTGAACCACTATTGGTAAATGATACTGGAGCATCGAATGTCCAACTAAATGCTTTACTTATATTGTTACTGAAAGTGGCAACTATATCATTGTTGGCATAAAAATTAACATTGCCATCAGCATCACTGAACATACCAGTGTCATAGCCGCCGTCATTTTGGAATGAATAGCCTGTAGCTCCGTTATTTGGAACGCCTTCTGCTGCTAAAAATCCATTAGCTGTAACAGTTGTAAAGTTACCTGCGGCAGCTGTAGTAGCACCAATTGTGATATTATCAATTGTGCCAGTTGTAGCTGGATTTAATGTAACATTATTACCTGTTGTGTTGTCAACTGTTAAAGTTGTAAATGCACCAGTGCTTGGAGTCAGATTACCAATTGGAGTATTGTTAATGCTGTCAAATGTAGCTGTATTAGCACTAATTTCACCATTAACATACAAATCGCCACTGATACCAGCACCACCAGTAACAATCATTGTGCCACTAGTTGTGTTGGTAGCTGCTGTATTAGCTGGGTTGAATACCACGCTAGGTAGTGTGACATTCATTGGGTCAACATTACTATTGGTGCCTACAGCGATCTTAACCTGACTGCCAGGAGTAACTGTACCAATAATCAAATTACCAACACTAGTTCCACTAACTCCATTTACAGTAATTGGAGCGCCACCAGCTGAATACAAGTAGATGTCGTTGGCTGTAACAATGTTACCTAGTACGCCAGTTTGTGTTCCATCGTAGGTACCACTTGCGATACCTAAGTCAAGGAACGCAGTTTCATTAGTACCGTTGGCAGCTGTTGCTACATAGTCAATACTAGCAATATTACCGTTGCTGTAGTTTTGGAAGTTTGTCTGTGCGTGATCGTTTTTATCTGCGGTTAATTGTAATACAGTGTTTGGTAATGCTGTAAATGTAGCATAACCAGCATATAAAGCGTTAAAACCGTATTGATCACCAAAGAACTGAGCACTACTGTTACTTGCACCAACAATATTGCCGCCAACATTCAAGTCACCTGCAATGCCAAGACCGCCTGACACAACCAATGCACCGTGAGTAGTATCAGAACTGGCTGTGGTATCTGCAATTGTAAGTGTACCACTAGCATAGGTCAAATTAGCATTGTCGCTCAACAGGCCGTTAGTGCCAGCAAATGTAACACGAGTTGCTGTTAATCCAGTATCAGTTACTGATGTAAATGTACCGGCAGCTGCTGTATTAGCACCAATTGTGATATTATCTAAACTACCCAGTGCACCCGAATTGATTGTGGTAACACCAGTGCCAGTACTTGCACCAAGATTGATATCTTTATTGGCTGTGGTAGCTGTAAGAATTGTTTTAACAGTTAATGTAGTAGTTGACCAATCTGCAACACTTACACTGGTACCTGGTGAACCACTTGTACCTGCATAGAAATGTAGCGTATCATCGCCGGCACCTGGCGTTGTTTCAGCAATGATATAGGCATTGCCATCAACTGAGCGAACACCACCAAGACTGGACCAGCTTGAACCATTGTAGCCTTCAAAGCCAGTAATGCTGGTGTTATAACGAATTTCACCCTGTACACCAGTGCCGCGATTGCTGTTAGAACCTACTGGAATTACCAAACCATATGTGCCACTGATAGTTACTAAACCACTACCATTAGCACTCAACACCAAGTTGCCGTTTGTGTTGGTTACACTGATTGTTTGATCTAAACCACCACCACTTGCACCACCAATGGCCAAATTAGTAGTTAATAACTGATCAACTTTGCTATTGCTGTCTGTTAAAATTGCACTTGACGCTGTTAAAACACCACGTGTTCCGTCGAGTAAATCTGTAAAATACTTACCACCTATGACAATAACGTCATTGGCATAGCCAGTACCGCCGTTGACGCCATTTGCACCAATGAATAATCTGTCACCACCGTTTGTGGTAGGATTTCCTGACGCGGTTAAGTACGAGTAGGCTAGTTCACCTAGTTTCAGCTGACTGGGTGCGCCACTAGTGCCTGATCGTTTGATTTGAATTGTATTTGCTACATTAGCCATTTATAACCGCTCCGTTAAAAGAATCCGCCGTCCATTGTGTCGGCTCTTAAATTGTTTATTGTATCCCAACGCTGTGAAGTATTATTATAAACTAGCAATGCACCATCATTTAGTGCTGCTCCACCACTAGTTGTGTTCACATCAGGAATATCCGCTACTGTATTTATTCCAGCTCCCTTGGGTACGCTGATCGTGCCATCTACCGCAATATTGACATTAGACGAGCCGCCGACTACTTTGACGCCGCCTGCGGAAGTTGCCGAAGCTATTTGTCCGCTGTTGCCTTGCGGGCCTTGCGGTCCAGTAGCACCTGCTGATACCAAAAGTGTCCAAAAATTAGGACTATCTAAAGGTGTGATACCTTCATTGCTCTGCTTACAAACATAAGCACTGCCTTGAAAAACAACAACATCACTAGGATAATAAATTATGTTTGATTGCCAAACTCCACGATCAATAAAACCAGGTCCCTGGGGTCCTGTATCTCCCTTGTCGCCTTTGGGTCCATAAGGACCCTGTGCTCCTGCTGGTCCTCGATCTCCTTGATCACCCTTTGGACCAACTACAGTGGTTACAGCGCTTACCCAAGCACCTTCATATCTTACATACAAATTACCGTCATTGGTGTCATACCAAAGATCACCATCTTGCACATTAGTGGGTGGAGTTGGCCCAGCTTGACTATAATCTGGAACACTAATTGTTCCGTCAGGGCCAATTGTTACTCCTGATCCAGCTTTTACACCGCCAATTTGCCCTGGACTAGGTGGAGTTAAAATATAAGTGCTAGTGCCAGCTTTGGGTAAGTTTCCAAGAAATCCTTTACCCATCCATTTAACACCGTCCCAAGTGTAGGTAATTTCATTATCACCTACAAAGGTTTGTCCTACATAAGGACTTGGAGGAAAATTAAGTATCATTTAAATTCCTTTCTTAAGTGGTCCATGGATGTCCAGTTGAAGGACTGTGTGTTCCTGGACTTGTGTAATTATTATAAGGACGATAGTTAGGAGCCGAAGTGTTACCACCAGCTTGACGATCAACAGCCGATTCCATTCCTAGTTTTATATTGCGTTTTACTAATCTTCTTTGCTCAATAGTTTGTGGAGATGCGGCATTGGCTTGTGCTTCTATGTAAGCATTCCAGCTTGTATAACCTACAGGAACGGCGATTCTAGTCATATTCTGAGTCCTCTACTGATATTTATCGGATAAGTATAGATATGATTAACAAGCAACCTTTTGAAAAATTAATACAAGACCTAAAAGACAACGGCAAATATCGTGTGTTTAACGACATTGTGCGTGAAACGGGCAAGTTCCCACAGGCTATCTGGTACGGTCCTTACAACATTAAAACTATAGTTAATTGGTGTAGTAACGATTATCTTGGCATGGGGCAGAATAAAATAGTCTTAGATGCCATGCATACAGCATTGGATCATACAGGATCTGGTTCAGGTGGAACACGTAATATTGGTGGAACTAGTCACTATCATGTGGCATTAGAGCATGAACTTGCCACTTTACATAAGAAAGAAAAGGCTGTTCTGTTTAGTTCAGCTTATGTAGCTAACGAATGGACACTAATTGCTCTTGCTAAGATTATTCCTAACATAGAATACATCAGCGATGAAAACAATCACAACAGTATTATTGTAGGTATTAGTCATAGTCGTGCAGATAAAGTTGTCTTCAAACACAACGACTTAGAAGATCTAGAACAGAAACTTAAGATTAGTTTTGCACAGGGTAAAACTCCCTGTGTAGTATTTGAAAGCGTGTATAGTATGGACGGCGATGTTGGGCATATTAAAGAAATATGTAAACTAGCTGAAAAATACAAGGCTATAACCTACATCGACGAAGTACACGCTGTAGGGTTGTATGGTAAAACTGGCGGCGGCAAAGTAGAGGAACTTGGGCTTGAAGACAAGATTGATATAATCAACGGAACCTTGGGAAAGGCCTTTGGAGTTCAAGGAGGTTACATTGCTTGCGATAAGATTGTAGCTGACGCCATTCGTAGTGTTGCCGCTGGTTTTATCTTTACAACAAGTATGAGTCCTGTAAGCTGTAGCGGTGCAATGGCAGCAATTAAATGGCTTAAAGATCACAACGAAGTTCGTGATAAACATCAAGAGCGAGCACGTAAGTTAAAATATAGATTAAAAGCTGCTGGAATTCCAGTTATGGATTGTAGTACCAGTCACATTGTGCCTGTGATGATAAGAGAAGCTAAATTGTGTAAAGAGATTAGCGACGAACTTCTAACTGAATATAGTATCTATGCGCAGCCTATAAATTCGCCAACAGTTCTTGTAGGTACAGAAAGACTACGGTTTGCACCAACTCCATTCCACGATGACGGAATGATTGAGGACCTAGTACAAGCTCTTTCAGAAATCTTTAAGCGTAGAAACTTATTAGTTCCATAATGCCAAAGAACAAAGCAGCTTTTACATGATCAGCATTGGCCTGTTCTTGTAACTGCTGTGTGTTAATCATATCTTGTAGAATCTCTTTGGCTTCACTAGCACTAAGTTGTCCGGCACCTACAGCACCGTGAACTTGCATTGCGTAATTGGCACGTTCGGCTGCCCATTGATCACCACTAGCTGCTACTTGTTGTAATTGATCGCTCATTAAAATCTCCCCTGCACTGTTTGTGCAATTATATCAGCTTGTTGTATTAAGATTTTCTTTTTCATATCACAATACATAGGGCTGATTGGTCCTGCTGATGCCCTGTCTTGAAACTCTTTAATTGTTGTTAGCATTACTTGATCTAACTTGGCCATATCCCTTGTGCCTTTTGTGTTGGCATACAAATCATACCATTCTACTCGCATAAACAAGTCATGTAGCTGTGGCTTTAAATCTGTTGTACAATCAATGTGGCGAGTAAGTTGTTGCATGTCTGTAACTACTACACTTTGATTGCCGTCCCAGAAACTAGGAATTTGATCTTTTAAATCACTTAAGGTACTACAGCCACTTAATGCCAATAGTGCTATCAATAATAATCTTTTCATTTTTTATGTCCTGATTTCATGTTAGCCATCCAGTTGGCTAACTGTGCCGCACGACCATGATGTCCTTTGGCAAACTTACGCAAACTACTTACGCTACCTTTAGTTGGCACATGATAGCGTTTACTATCGCCTTTGTCTTCAGGATGTTTTCCATCAGCAAAGTTTTCGTCCAAGTTCTTCAAGAATGTCCAAGCTATCTGTTTGCACATTTCATGCAGTTGTTGATTCTTGGTTACAATTTCTTTGTAGTGGCCGTGATCCTGATCCTGCGTAGGATCTTTATAGCCACAGTACACTTTTTCAAAACCATGATGATTGATCAAGTCTGTGCAACTCATGCCGTGTCTGGAGTCTGCTGTGGCATCATCAGTTTCATTACAGGGACTCAGGGTAGAGATCATGATACTGCCTTTGGGTATCTCGCCATGATATTTGGTGTACTCTTCTATCACGGCACGTTCAGCATGTACCCTACGGTTGTCATCTTTGGGATAGTTCAGTTTGGCAACAAACTTGCCTTTGGGTGTTAATATGCCGGCGGCCACTCGACCATAGTATTCAGGACGTTCTTGTTGTCCTCGCTTGACCATAGAGCAAAGTTTAGCTAGATGGTCATCTAGCTTATTCATATCTACTGATTCAAATTCAACTAACCTCATTTTTTACGCTTGCCGAGTTTGGTATACTTACCGCTTTCACGTTTGGCAATAGCAATAGCGGCCTGTTGAGCACCTTCCGCCACACCTTGCTCGTTTGATTCTATTAAGTTGATGTAATCTCTAAGTGTTTTCATAAACAACCCTTTTTACTATTTACCCTAAAATAGTATAAATATTAGTGTAGTTCGCGATACTGGAAATATCCAACTACTCTAACGCTTACAAGGAGCAATCAGCATGTGTATTTACCTATACAAAAAGACCCATAGAAAAACTGGCCTAAAATATCTGGGCAAAACTTCCTCTAATAATCCGCATATATATCCTGGATCTGGTATCTACTGGCGAAAACATTTAGATAAACACGGCTATGATTATGATACAGAAATACTTAAAGAATGTCAAAATAATCAAGAAGTGGCTGAATGGGGACAGTATTATAGTAAACTGTGGAATGTAGTAGAAAGCAACGAATGGGCTAATTTAACAGAAGAAAGTGGTGCTGGCGGCAATAATGGTATTATATGGACTGAACAGATGAGGATTAATCAAAGTAATCGTTTCAAAGGGCAACCATCGTTAAACAAGGGAAAGAGTTACGAAGAAATATATGGTCCAGAAAAGGCTGCAGAGAAAGTTAAAAAGTTCAAAGAATCTTGTAAGAAAAAAATAAATTGCCAGCCACCAAAAGAAAAATCAAAAAAATTACCTTACGGTAAAGCTCGTATAGGAATGACCTATAAAGAGATATACGGGGAGGAAAAAGCTGCCAACATACAAACTAAGCAAAAAGAGAAGTTATCAGGTGAGAGCAATCCAAGATACGGTAAACCTGGAACTTTTAAGAATAAAAATCATACAGATGAATCTCTTGCTAAAATGAGACAGCCCACTGGGCCACATAATAAGAAAAGAGAAATATTAATTTGTCCACATTGTGAAAAAGCCAGCGATGCAAGTAATGCAAAACGCTGGCATTTTAATAAGTGTAAATCTAAGATTTAATCAGCGGAAGCATTTGCTCCACACTTCTGTCTTTTGCTGTTAGTTAACTTGGCAAAATCCACCGGCCATTCTTGCCCTGGTTGTAACTCCTTAGCGTTAGCAGGGAAAGCAAATTTAACGCCTGCTTCTTGTTCAATTTGAGCAATGGGCATACGCAACTTTGTCAAGTCGTTACCTAAATTAGGATAAGGTGCTACATGTGGAAACCTCCAACCAGCAACTTGCCCTGTTTGATTATCAATAACAATCTTGTATAAAGCATGTGGTACAACAACTCCCTTGCCAATTGTTTTGTCGCCAGGCCCGTATATATTACCAGCCATCACAGTGAAAGATTGGTTTTGTTGAACTGCCCATCCTCTTACTGAAGTTTCAAGTAATTTCCACGCGCCCCTGTTAAGAGATCCAGCTTGTGGGCTCATGTTTGTCATCAAGAATGATTCGTATTCCACTTGTGGGTCCCAGGACAAATCCCCGTCTGGAGCCATGTGTCCTTTGTCGTAGCCTGTGCCAGCATAGTCAGCTGGAACTGCACCGTTTGGTACGAATTGGTTTGGAGCAAATGCGTTAGTACGTGCTACACATCCTAGTGCGTTTTGTGGCAATAGTTCGTAGGTTACATACTTTGGTAGTTTAGCGGCCGCATCGTATCCTACTAGATATGCTTGTTGGCAAAGTGGCTGTACGCCTTGTGCTTCTGGAAATCCGTATGGCGCATGTACTTTACATGTCTGTGGATCTTGTGGAGCTCTTTGTGTCCAGGCAAAGCTGGATGCGCTGACTAGAGCTAGTACTAGCGCAAATAGAATCTTTTTCATAATAACACCTTTTAAGTTAAGTGCTATTATTTATAATTTACTAGTATCATAGTAGTTAATATGATTTTCAGGATTGACAAATTGTCTAATTACTCGAGCATGGTTTGGTAGTTCTTCTAGTGTATAGTATTGTGCTGGAACTGAATATTCTTCGCCTTCTGCGGCAAATGTTACTAGTTTTGGATGATGATTACAGCAATCATGCACGAATCTATGATGTACATGCCCGTACTCTCCGTCTGAGTTATGAGTTAAAACTAGATCATATTGCGCAATTTCGTTCATAATAAAATTACGTGCCATAATAGGATCGAAACTGAGTTTGTCTAGTATAATATCTTTTTTATTATCTAAAAACCCTAAAAAATCTACGGTAACACTTCTTCGACTCCAGAAATTGTAAATCTCTCTACCTCTTGGCGTATTAAGTCTATAAGTTAGATAACAGATATGCCAATCGTATTCTGGATGTGCCAGTATAAAACCTAACCCAAATATTATACAGTCATCTGGGTGGGCTACCATGCAGATAGCTTTCATTATTTGAACCAGCCGACTCGCTTTCCTTCGGCAATACGAGCATCGTGATCTTCAACACTTTTGGGATAGCGTAGTGCCCAAACAGCACATAACAACATAAAGAAGGCTGTTCCTGCTACAGCTTTCCAATTATGTGTAGTGAACCACATAATAACTAAACTCGAGTCCATCATGATAATCATTAGCCAACGAGCTTTAACTGGGAACACACGCTTCTCTGCCCAGCCACGAAGGAATGGACCAAAAATCTTATGATTCATGATCCAATTGTGCATACGTTCACTGCCTTTGCTAAAACAATAAGCAGCGGCAACTGTTGGCGTACTAAAAGGAATTCCTGGAGTAACTAGACCTATATAAGCTAGTCCTAGGAATAAAAATCCCAGAGTTAACCACATGGCTTTCTTTAATTTATGAATTGTAACCATTCTTTAAACCTTACGTTAAATGCTTCTTTCTTACGCTTATTTACTAATTCGTAGAAGTCTGGCTTGTAAGGTTTGATTCGTGGCTTCCAACCTTTGGTCTTATCGCTTTTATTGCTGTTGCAAGGACCACAGGCTGTTGTACAGTTTTCCCATACGCTTTTTCCACCTTTACTTACAGGTATTACATGATCTAACGTTGTTGCTTTGCGATCAACAAACTCACCACAATATTGGCATTGTCCATTATCTCGTAAGTAGACATTACTGCGACTGAAACGAACAGTAATTTTTGGTTTCATATATTCTTTGAGAATCATAACACTAGGCACAGATGTTTCCCACGTAGCTGAGTGTACAATCCAATTCTCATGAAATAATATTACATCGGCCTTGTCCAAAACCATGTACTTGATTGCATCTTCCCAAATTAGTGTGCTTAATGGCATGTAAGAAACAGGGTTACCGTCCGCATTAAGCAAAAGTGTGTCGGCCATTTTGATTACCTTCTAGTTGTGTTTACAGACCCAACTGAAGTATTTATTATACAGAAGATTAGAGTTTATGTCAAGATATTTTGTGCAAATTCTGCTGCACTATGATCCAAGGCTGCGCACCACTGTCCTGCACCATCAGATTCAAATACCAAATCAATAGTAGGTGTTGCTGTTACCCAACTAGTTTCAGTTTTGTAATCGCCAGTGCCTTTGATTTCATTTAGCAATTGGCCATTAGCCCAACCACACATACCTAAGAATAAACGCCATTCTCTTGGACAATCACCTGTTGCCAATCTAGGCAAAATATCATCTGCACTGCTTAAACTAAACTTTTCATTTATTCTTAGAGTGTTTTTGCTTAACCAATCGCTGGTGTGTAATAGTGATAAACTTTGACTATTAATTGGACCGCCAACATAAACCATTCCTGGTATGTTGAGTATCATATCCAATTCTTTACCAAAGTCTACGATAGACAAATTGCTGGGCTTGTTTAAGACTAGGCCCAGTGTGCCTTGAGAGGAATGTTCTGTAACCATGATTACAGTCTTATGCCAGAAGCTATTGTTTACCGCGGGAGGAGCAATTAAGAGATTACCTACAAAGTTCATGCGAGTATTTACAACTTTATGCTGTAGCTGTAGGAGTTTGTGATTTCATCAATGCTAGTGCATTGCCTATACGTTGTCCTCTAGCTGAACCACTGCTTCGTTCGTAGTAAGCATCCATTGCCGCAGCTGCATCTTGTGCTGTTTCGCAAGACTTAATTCTGTCTCCAGCGTTAGATTCTGTATGAGTAAGTTCCCATTGAACAAATGCTAGTTGATCTTCTAAACTAGATCCTCTAATGTCTTTGCCTATAACCTTGGCAAACTGTTCAGCTCTGTCAGGATGCCATTGTGCAATTCCATAAGCCTGTCCTTCATCACCGACAGCATTAGTTTTAAGATTAGCACCAGACTCTGCTTGTAAGTTACCTACAATGCCTGCAGCTTGATCGGATGTCCAACCTTTGCTTATAAAGAACTTCATAGCTGTGTCTGCGCTAGCCGAAGAACCAACACCTGTACCTACTGTACTGCTAAACTTTTGACCGCTACGCATTTTAACATCAGCATCTGTGCTTTTTGTTAAACCTGCTACAATTTTAGGATCAGTTGCAACTACCTGATTCATTGCTCCAATAGTTTCAGGTCCCGGATCCCCGTCTACAGTTATACCAGCAGACTTTTGAAATTGTTTAATAGCATTACTAGTGTAGGGACCTCTTACACCATCAATACCAGTTGGGCCAATGTCGAATCCCATGTTTTGTAATACTTTTTGCACATCGGCAACCTGTGGACTAATACGACCCATAGGTGGAACAAGTTTGAAGGCACTGTTTACAGCTTTATTAACATCACCACTCTTAATCTGTCCCATGATGTCATTGATATTACCAGCTAGTCCTTGTGCTTGATTTGTAGCGTTCTGATTGGCTTTATTCATCATCGTTGATAAATTTGTGCCTGGATCAGCTATCTCTGATATAACTTCAAAAACTTTCATAACTGATCTTTCCTAGTTCCATAATCTGGCAACGGGCCGCCGTATTTGCGTCCCTTAATACGTTTGCCACCGACTACAATACGAACTTTACGTTTACCGTGTGTAATCAAATGACTCTTTTCTCCGTCGCGAGCACGAAGCCCTTGACTTTTACAACTGGCTAGTTGGCTGGCACCTAAGTCTTTGTCCGGTGTTGTTCCAACACACAACGCTCGCTTGGCTTTTTCGTTGATAAATTCGTTTGCTCTCATAATATGTATTTATTGATTTAAATACTCGAACACATTTAGCCATTTTCGTTTGCCCACAGTTTCTTTAAGATGTGCTAGATCCGCGCAAGTTTTAACTCGCATACGAGCTAGTTCATCAGCAGGAATGGGTACAAACTCTATTTCAGCGCCTTCTATTTCAGCAATTTCTTCTGCTATGTCTAGGAAACTGTGTGCTAGTCCTGAACCGCAGTTCCATATACCTGAACCTTTGACTGTTTTGATAAAATCCATGTGTAGTCTGCACACATCTCCAACCCAAGTCCAATCACGTTTAATGTGCTCGGCACCTTCCCAAACTGTAATTTTACCTTCTTTCCGAGCTTGTGCTCTCCATTTGTGTATAGCATTAGCACGGTTACCTCTAAGATGCATGTACTTGCCGTAGACATTAAAGTAACGGAATCCTTGTACATAGATAGTGGGTGCCTGTTGAAATACCCAACGATCAAATAGATACTTGCTCCAGGCATAGGCTGTTTGCGGTTGGCAAGGTGCTAGTTCGGAGAAGTCTTTGGTGTTTCCGTAAACACTGCTGGAACTAGCATATTGTAAGTGTACACCGTGTTGTTCACATTGCTTAAAAAGCCACTGACTGAACTCCAAGTTCTGTCGCATGATAGCATCTACATCAGTAGATGACATGTCAGAAATAGCACCCAAATGTATTACCCAGTCATAGTTAACTACATCGGGCAAACTATTAGGATCCCATTCCCATCCGTCGATTTGCCAGCCGTCTTCTTGGTTTAACCAGGCTAGCATATTACGGCCAATAAAGCCTTCGTGCCCAGTTACTAGGATACGCATATTAATTTGTCAATGGAGTAAATCTAGATAAGAACGCTTCGAGTCTACAGGTAAACTCTTGATCATTTTGGTTATTGTATCGAACCCACGGGTCGTTTTCTTCGTTTGGATTCCAAATGGCTAGCACAGTAAACTCTTCTCTAGAAGAACTTCCTACCCATTTAGATCCTTCTTTTATTGTTGTCATAAGTATTGTCCTGGATTTGATTGTTCTAATTCGTCTAGTTTGGTCCAGACAAATTTTAGTAATTCTTTTCCTACAATTGGATCGGTGCTCATTAATAGTGTAACACGACTTAACAGCATGCCTGTGATGTTGTGTGCAGAAAACTTATCTTGATATTTTAAAATAACTTCATCTAAATCATTTACAAATGCCACTACATCTTTGTCATCATCATCCATTAATTATCATCCTTATTAGTCCAGTGCTGTCAATACTCACTAGTAGGATGTAATTAGCCAACATGCCAAAAGATTTCCTAGTATAAGCAGCCCAAGCATAGAGAGCGCAACCGAAGATCCAAATAGGGTAAAGAGTAAGTAAGGGCGGATTGGGTACTGTGAGAGCCATGGTAATCGAATTGCCAATGCTAATAGCCCAAGCAAGCAACTCAATACAAAAACGAAAGCGATTGCTAGTGTAGTCATCTCGTATCCATTCTAAGGTAGGTTTAAATAAATTGTCTATCATACTGTATTTTAGCATATTTTTAAATGCGACTCAACAAAAAAGGCTACCGAACATTAAATCGTTGCTTTATTGATTCAATAAAGCAACGGAGAACAATATGTCATCATCTTGGAACAAAGGTAAAACGTGGAGCAAAAAAAAGGCTACCGAAGTAGCCTAATTCATCTTTTATTTAAAAAAGATTACAGGGTAATTCCCATGCTTTTTGCTTTGTATCCCAACGCAACAATCTCTCTCGATGGTTTTCCCATGACATATTCAGTAACCTGAACACCGTTGCCTGCCTTACGTGAGTTAGCATAAATGGCATAACCGTTTGAACGGATGCGGCTAGCTTCTGCTGACAAGTTCTTAACACCAAAACGTTTTTCAGCTTGTGATGCTGTCAATGACTCACCATTGTAAAGTGCGTTAAAGACCTTGTATGTTTTTGTTTCTGGATTAAAATATTTCATTTAGTTTTTCCTCTATAGATTATGCTGAAATTTATCAGCTGTATCTATTATAACAAACTGATTACAATACTTCAAGCTGTTTGGCTATCTTGCTTTAGATCAGGATGCCAAAACTTCTTGCCTGGAAAACGTGCTGTGGCCAATGCAACGGCCTGCATGAGATTTTGGCCTTGTGCTAAAAAGTCTCCGGTTAGTTTATCATAAGCATAAACCATACCATTTACTTCTTCAGCTTGAACAATGACAGCATCTTCAGGAACTTCAGTTACTTCTGATTGATCGTTGAGTGTTTTAATTTGATTAAGTATTTCAATCATTCGATCAGGATTCTTAGTTAAGTTTTGACTGAACTGATACAATGCCCAGTGTTTGCCAATAAAAAATGCCCCGTATGCTACACAAAAATAAGGCATGAATGTGAAAAATGTTTCCATGGATATCTCCTTTGGTAAAGTTATTTACGAATGATCAGTCTTTCATGCTCTCTAACATGGCGATTTTGGCGATTTTCTCCCCGAAGTCCTCAGTTTTACCAATAATATAGATATCATGGAAGTTACGATCCTTTTGACGATCATAACGACTAAACTCTACAACTTTACCGCCGATAGCATTGTAAATCTTAAACTGTAGTGTAGGATCGCTACCCACATCACGTGAGCTAACAATTGAATTCCTGCCATGCACAGTTTCTGGAAGAATGATATCTTGTTCGCTGTCTAACCAGCGACGTATTCGACGTTTTAACCAATTCATTGTAATTTCCTCTGCGTGTTATCTTCTTGTAATGCTTGAAAAATCTTTTCAGCAACTTCTGGGTCTTCTTCAATAATTTCGTCGATATCCACTTCATAACTATTAGCTTCTAGTTCACCGCTTTCAAACATGCGCTGAATTTCAACTACCAATTCATCTAGTTCTTCCTGTGTGCCTTCAAAATTGTCAAAGCATCCCGGAGCAAACTCAATTGAAGGTTTGTTTTCCTCTGTCATACAGATTTACCTTCTTTGTCTTGTTGATTAGTTAGATATTTTTCAAGTGCATCTTTATACTGATCTTCAGTAAGGCCATGCCAACCACAGCACTCACCTGTTGGGCTACGACCACAACCGCACGATCCAAATTTCTTACCATCTTCTTTAACTCTTACTTGCATTTTTAATCCTTTCAATCACCTCTTGAGCTTCTGACCATTCGCCACGCTCGAGTTGAGCCTCTATTGAACGTTCAAATGCTTCATGTAATTGACGCAGATAAGGGCGTTCCCACTCATTTGAATAGGGTTGCGACCATCTTATAGTATAGAGATGTCTTGGTTCCATTATTCGATATCCTTATTCCAATAGTCATCTGATTTGTCTAACCAACTGTCAGACGGCAGTTTACTTTTATCTGTGTATTCATAGTTTATTTCAGCCCATTGGTCGTCGGTAAAGGTGTGACTACCATCACACAGTCCAGTCTTGCTACGCCCACACCAACAACGACTCATATCATCTGCACTAATACTCATTTGTAATCCCCAAGTCTTGTTGCACCATATCTGTCATACTGGCATAGCAGGTTGGACAAAATGCCACAGGCAACATACCAAAGTATCCAATAGTGCCGCCTTCATCTTCAGTAAATTCACAGGCACATACATTGCACTTGTGATCCTCGCCTACGTGTTCAAAGCCTTTAATCATTTTTCAATTCCTTCTACTCGTTTACCTTCTTTGAGTGTACGCATCAATTGACGATTGCGTTCTTTTTGTTCAGCTGTGGCACGTTTTTCGTCATTAGAAAGTTTAAGCATCATGTCGTATTCACGTGCCCAACGTACTCCCATGAGCCATGTGTCCAATGTGTCCAATGCTTCTACACTGCCTACATACAGTTCAGCATCGCGATTGTAAATTGGAAGAGCATCTGGGTCTTTTGGCTTCAAGCATAACGACCCTTGATCGTTATCCCATTCGGCATGTTTGCTCTTGGCAAACTTAAATCCTAGCTTATCAACTTGTTCTTCAAGACGACGAACTCGTTCAATTGTATTCCAACCTGCCATGATACATCTCGTGTTGTTTTAGATACAACAATTATACTATCTGTTTGTCTTTATGTCAAGTTCGTGGCCCCATTTGATCCACCAATAGGTATAGTCTTTGGGTGTGAGTTCTGCTCGAATTGAATAAGAATATCCGTAGTTAGGAAAGTCTGGACTCTTATGCCAGCTAGGAGGTTGAACAGCGTTAGCCATTACCCATTTGCCCATTTCACTGTTTTGCCATTGCCAAAGTGGTTCTGCGGCATACAAGTCCGGATCTTCTACATCGCCTAATCTAAAACGATGGCAAACGACTCGAAGTGGTCCGTGCCGTTCAATATGCTCAACGGTTGTAAAGTCACCGTTTGGTAATGGTAATACTGTAGATTTCACAGCAAGCTCCAATCAAACTCAATTGGATCAGACTGTTCTTTTTCTTGAGGCTTTGCTGGCAATGGCTCTGCTATAATCAAACTGTTAGCAATAATACTTCGAACATTAACATTCTTTTGTCCCAATACTATTACACCAAAATGTCTGTGATCCTTTTCAACTAACATAATAACACATCGTCCGGCTGGATTAGTAAAGCCTGTCTTGCTGATCAGTATATTATCAAACTTAAAGATACTAGGATTGGTATTGTGCAAATGAATATGTAATAGTCTTTTACCTTTTGGTATAGATAATTCTGCTGTTCGTTGATCCGCGTATTGTCTAATATCTGCGTTGTCCTTGATTGATCCTAAAAAACTAATCAGTTCAAATGCGGTACTGATATTATTACGGGATAGTCCAGTTGGCTCTTCTATACTAGTATGTAATAATCCCCTACTATGAATGTATTCATTAACATCGTGAATGAACCGATCAAATCCCCCAGGATAAGTATTAGCCAATGTCTCCGCGGCACGATTATCGCTAGAGATTAACATGGCCTGCATAAGATCATTACGACTAACTAATAATCCATTAGGAAAATGTCCAGAGCTTTTTCCCTGAACAGGAACCTTTTCGTTCATATCCACTCCGCTACGAAATATAGTAATGGCAGTGAACAGTTTGCTTATACTAGCAATAGGCCTAACTTCGTCAGCATTGTAGGCAATTTGATAGTCGTGTTGTTCATAATCGTATAAAGCAAAACTACCTTCAGCATGTGCTGTGGTACAAAATAGTAATAGTAATAATAGTCTTTTCATTCGGGCCACATCATTCGATATATTGTATATAGTTTATCATCACGGCACATGAAAACAAATTGTCTATTAGGTACAATACTGCCAGTTTGAAATGGTAGTATAGCACCATACCATTTGCCCGCCCAAGTTATATTGTCAAACATGGGACCAAAGGCATCTCTACACCAATTGGCACGATCGTGGCATTCCATAACTGATAGATCAATTGTGTCATATACCCACCCATCTCGTTTAAGTTCCATTGCAACACGCATTTCTTCTTGAATTAGACTTGTCATGCTATGTTCTCAATTCAAACCACATCCAATCTCGCTCATCTCTGAAATAGAGTTTGTTCCCATTGTAAAACCAACGAGTACCTGGATCTCCAAATGACTCTACTAGCCAATCATGTACAAGTGTACGATCATTAATTTCTACTACAGTATATTCGTGATCTAATAATAGATTGTTATGTAGTGGCATCATGTCATGATGCCCAATTAAATTCATTCATACCGGTACTTTTCCCAAGGGGTAAATTCGTATCTGTAAACGGGTAACAGGCCAAACAACCATGTACCAACCTTTACTTGTTTTAATTCTCTATGCTCAACTTCAGGCCGGTATTGGTCTGGGGTATTTCTAATTCTCGTGAAGTCATCTTGAAAATTTGTTAGATTCATCATTCAACTCCGTAAGATTCTTTAATGGCGTCAATCATTTTTTCACAAGCACGGTCATACCCAATAACATAATGTGTATCAGTTGCTGGTTTTCCTCTAACCTCAAAGG